TTATTTTTTCTTAAACAGTTTGATATAGTCTTGTTTGCTATGGATAATATAAGATACAAAAACGGCTTTTCTGTCTTCTAAAATGTGATAAAAAGCTAGGTAGTCCCCTAAAACAATACAACGAGTATTATGTGGCGGGTAAATAGTTTCACCTACTCTGTCATCTGCGTTAAATCCTGCTTCTGGGAAAAATTCAAGACGTTCTAGCCCGTAAAGAATATTGTTGACGGTGTTAGCCCCTGCCTGCTCCGAAAAGTAAGTAGTTTCAATATAGCTTTTTATCTCCTGTAATTGTTCTTGTACGGTTTCAGGGATAATAAGGCTATGGGTTTTATTATCAGATACCAAGGTTAGCCCTCACTTCACTAGCGTTGTATACCCGCCCATGCTCTAAATCGTCAAAACTTTTAGCAATTTCAGCTCGTAAACCTGCAAGTAGTTCAGCTCGTTCTTTATCGGTGTCAGTCTCAAAAGGTAAGGCTTTATTTTGTACAATGTTTTCTAAAAACAAATTAAAGCTAGCTGTCATGTCAAGGTTTTGGGCTGCGATAATAGCTTTAGCTTTCTCTAGTAAATCACTGTTGGTTTTAAAGTTGACCTGCGTATTTTTTTCTAAAGCGTGCATAGTAGCACCTCCTTTTAGTTATTATAACACTTTAAACTATACCTGTATAGTTGCATATATCCAAGAGCCTATGCTGTTGTTATTAACACACCATTCCTATAACTCTGGGCGAATTCAAGCAAAGCTCTTTTCTTAGTCTCGTAGTACCAACTTTGACTTTTGTTAAGTTCTGCTATGATGTCTTGCTGAGTTTTTTTCTCACTAATCAAGTAACACTCAATCAATATCTTTCTGTAGTCTATCTTAGACAGTTGGTTGATAGCATACTTGATAGCGTCTAGCTCCTCTAAGGCACATTCTCGGCTTATTTCAAGGTGTTCTCTGCGCGTGGGATGATATTTTATATCAAACTGGTAACGCTCGTTATAGCTTAAATCAAGGCTATTGGCGATACGTTGCCATCTATGAAACTCTTTTAATTTACGAATAGCGTTCTTCTTGCTCATCTAATACCTCTAAAGCTTCTCTATGTAATTTGAATGCAGTATTCCTTGAATAACCTAGCTTGTCGGGTATCTCATCCCATGATAAGTCATCCACGTATCTAGCTTTGATAACAGCTATCTGTTTTTCCGAATGTTATAGCCAGTATTTGTCCCCCTTATCCATATAGTAATGGAATCTCTTCCAATGATATAAGTATTTAGTCATTCTCATGTACTTTGGACGCTTAGGAAAGTCATCATAACTATAATAACCATGTTTGTGTTTTGCTTTTGAATCTACTTTCAGACACTCTTTAAAGGCTAGTTGCCAATAGTATTGACAATCTGTCTTACTTCGATTGAGTGTCGCTTGATGAAGCTTCTGACAAGTACCACAAGCAAAGGCATGAGAAGCCTTAAATAACTTTCTACAACGTCTCTCACAGTCAGGACACAGGAAGAAGTAGCGCTTACCACCATAAGTTCCTGGTATCGTTTCAAGTAAGAATTCTTGCCCCTCATAATGGACGATTAGGTTATCTAGGTCTATGGTGATAGATTGGTCATTTATTGTTCCTGTAACTCTAGTCTTTTCCTGTTTCTTCATTGGTTTAATGATACTCTCAATAGCTAGTTCTAACATCTTTTCTCCTTAGTATTCAAATAACCCAAAACTATTGATAAACGACAAAAAGAGGGAAATCCCTCTGATTGTTTATTTAACCAGTAACTCACCCTCAATAGCCATATCATACAAATAATTAAAGCCTTGGCTGATAGATTCAAGTACAGCTCCTAAATCCTCTTGAGTCATCTTTTTATAATTCATGGAAACGTGTTCGGCGAGTTGGTTGTGGTCTGAGATGAAAGCCATGAATATGTCTTGTTTGTCCGCTTTCTCTTGGCTATTGTCAAATAAAGGAACCACGCGCTTCTTGTCAGTACTTTCAACCTCCTTTAGTAACTCAGTTTCTTGAGCTACGTCATCAAGTTCTTCATCCGTCATATCCTCAGGTTGGTTGTAATAGTCCTTAAAGCTGTCACAGATACGCTTGAAGACCTTGCTTAACTTTCTGTCTTCAACATATTTTAAGACTAACTGATTAGCATGACCACCTTGATCATCATTGTGATAAGTTGCGTCAATCACTGGTTGCTCATAAGTACCAGTCATGTAACCTAAGATAGCATGACAAGCTACTTGTGCAGTGTCAAAGTCTCTAAAAGTATAGTGAAATGTAAATGTTTTAGGTGTATCTGAAAATGTTCTCATGTTATTTCTCCTTTGTGATTGCTATAATTTCTGATAAATTGATGGTGCCAGAAGGAGTCTTTACCCAGTTAGGTTGTCGGCCAGATAGGAGAATCTCAACCAATTCATCATAAAGGGTGCGGTCTCCTTGTACGGTGATGGTGTTACCACCTCGTGTGTGTAGTTTTAGTTTCATACTAGTTACCTGTACGAGACCAATAAAGAAGTTGTAGTACTCATATCCTCATAATTGCCATAAGTTGCTTCTGAAAATTTGATATCTATTACAGATACTGATAGAGTAAAGAGATTGACCCGATATTCAAAATCATCTAGTGATTCATTGTGTTTTTGATAAAATAGTTTGATTTTCATTTTTTAGCTCCTTTTTTTCAATTTGTTACCTTCTTTAGTGATTTTGTTACCTTCTAGGTAACATAGCCCCGCCTTACTGCCACAAGGGTTTAGCCTCTTTGTTACCATGTTGACCTTCTTTCTAACTCCTTACCCTTATATATATAAATACTGCTTTTTTCCTATATAGAGAGTTAGAAAGAAGGTAACAAGGTCAACATAACAGCTATAAAGCTATGTATATCAAGGGTCTAGATGCGTTACCTTCTTTCTAAACAAGGTAACAAGAAGGTCAACAAATTTTGTAAAATCCTAGTAACTGCAAGGGTTTAGATCATCAAAAGAAGGTCAACATTATTCTTTTTTTGTTATAGCGTGATTTACTCTCCCCAGTTTCGGTCTCTCAAACTCCAAAGGGTCTAACTTGTCAAGATCTTCAACCTTTACACGCGCTTTTTTGAGTTGGTACTTATTTTGTGTTAGCTGTTGTAAGTGCCTGATTGTCTCCTTACCAGCACCGTAAACATTTGGCTTAGGTATTCCCATATCTTCAGCATAATGCTTCAAGGATCTTGTAGCGATAAAAACGGGGACTACGTCCAGCTCGTGCCAACCTCTTTCCATGTACTCATGTTTTACCCAAGATAACAAGTAATCATTATCTTCCTGGTATTCCTCTAACAGGCCTTTGACTGCCTGCGGTTCGATAAAATGAGTAAACGACTCCTGGTTGATAGCTTTATAAAGGGCATACTCTAGCACCTCTTTTTCGCCTAAAAAATCATTTTTAATCCAGGGCTTTTCTTTCTCACCGTTAAAGTCAGCATTAAATGGGACAATCATAATACGCCTATACCAGCCCTTTGTCTTATTTCCACCGTTGGGAATATAGTTTCCTGAAAAGACATTAAAGAGTTTGAAGGTCGCTTCAAAAGCTGGGCGCCCCTTTGGATTGACTAGCACGGTGTCCCCGCTGGTAATACTCATTAGGTCAGACGGATTTTTTAAGTATTCATTAGGTGCCTCGTCTCCAATATTGCAAACTTTACCTACTAGCGTTTCCAGGTTATGCTTTTCAGCAAACTGGACGGGCTTCAATGCTGATACGTTACTTTCTCCTATCAGATTGATAAGAAACCGCTGAAACGTCCCTTTTCCGTTGTTACCGTCCCCGTAAAAGATAGCAAACTTATTCCGTGTATGGTTTGGATTGATAGCCTCCAGGATAATCTGCCAAAACAAGGTTACTAGTTCACTATCATTGCAAGCGATTGAGTTTAACCAATCGTCAAATGTCTTCCCTTCCCTATCGGTTGGGACCCGCTTAGGCGCGTGGTAAGCTGTACTGATTTTACTTGTAATCACATATTTAGGACTGAAAGGAAGTAGCTCCTTAGTCCTTAAGTCAATAATGCCATTCTGTACAGGGATAAAGTAGGCGCTCTCCAGCGGTTTCTTTATCCTTGTCAATGTCCTAACCATTAGCTTAATCTGGGGCCATTCCCTAGGCTTAATCCTCACGTCAAAAGTCTTACAAAATCGGTTAAATAGGTCATTACTAGCCGTATATATGCCCTCATCTAAATCATAGATATAGAGTAGGCTATAATCAGGTACGTTGCTTTTACTGATAAAAGTAAAGGTGATAATTTCGCTTAGCATTTTGGCAACTGTGAAAACCTGGGGCATGGCCACCTTTTCGGTAACGTCCCCTGTACTTTCATTTATTTTGGTTTCCGTGTGTTCTTCCCGCCATTGTTCACCAGCTTGAAAGATACGGTTTTCTAGCTCTCTCATGGTCTTGGGCGGTTGCTCATTCTCACGCGCCTCTAAGATTTTACTTTCCAGGCTTTTCAATTCTTCCTTTTCTATGATTCTATCCTCTCTTTCTAAATTCTGCTCTTGCTATACTTTCAAAAGTCCTATCTAGCTCCCTCTCTGGTAGGGGGTTAGTTGTCACGCTGTTAGCTATTTGTACCAACTCATAAGCTGTTTCTATATCACAATCAACCCACTTATTAAATAGCAAGCCAACAAACTTAGTTAAGGCCACGTTGCGCCCGCCTTCGTCTCCAAAACCATTAAACAAGGTATCTATGACCCTCATGGTAATAGAACGCTGACTTCTAGGGCGTGGCGTGTAAGTAGTAACAACCTGTCTGTTTGGTGTGCTACCGTTTTTAGGAACAGGATAATCAAGACCACGGTTCACAGAGCGCTGATAGTCCTCTGGGTCGCCTGTTGTAACGGGTAAGCCTTGTAATTGCGACCAGGTAAGACTAGCTAAATCAAAAGGCAGTCCAATCTTATCGGCTATCTCCTTGACCACTTGTTGATAAGTCGCTTCAGTCATTACGTCACTAGGCTTCACAACAAGACGATAACGGGGCTTCTTGGGTGTGTGTTTAATCGTTGGATAAATAATATAACTGTACTCCCAAAGTGTCTCAGAAACGATTTTAGGTAGGTTTACGCCTGTTTCTATTTCATCATAGTCAAGAAAAATCAAATCACGGTAAACCAAACTAGCATTATTACGCTTATAGCTACCGTTTTTCTCTGCTGTGACTTTGCCACTCAGGCAGTAGGGAGCTTGTGTTCGCTTGTATTCTTCAATATCGATGCCTTCAGGAGGTTTCAAAGGTTTAAAATGAGCAATATAGTCAAATGGTTCTAACTGTCCTTTGTAGGGGTAGAGATAAGAACTAAAACCTCTTGTTTCATAAATAGCCATTTACGTATCCACCCCCAAAAAAATAAGAATATCACTGACTTTATAGTAATGCTTCCTCGTATCTTCTAGTGGTGGTTGGTATCGTCTTAGACCGTTATCTTCCCAACGCTTTAATGTCTTGGCCTTTATGCCTAGTTCATCTTTAATTTGCTGGGCTGTTATCAACCCTAATAGTCTGGGCTGGGTTTGCTCACGTACTTCCAGGTAATTTCCTACCAGCTCCAGTACCCCCTGAGTTAAATCCTGTTCACTCTCTTTACTTAAACTAAACATTCATATCAGCCTCCTTCAGTAACTTCTTATAACTCTCTAGGTCCGCATTCATTAATACAGACAAACGTTCTTGTTCTTTTTGTACTTGGTTATAAAAGGCTTTGGCACCCTCTAGTAATTCTTCCTTATTAGCTGGGATGAAGTAGCCACGATTAAACCCATGTCTTATAGCGACAATAGGGACGTTATAGCGCGTGATTAAGTTACTGATGATACTTTGGACGGAACGTTCTTCAAGTTTCAGTATTAAGCCAATCTCTGCCCCTGTAATGGGATTGTCTGCCCCAACCTTGATCAGATTAAGGACACGTCTATAATTCTCTGGTAGTGTCATTTCGTGTCCTCCTTATCATTTGGAAACAGGATTTGGTTATCAATAACACCAAGCACTTGATTTTTAAGACTATCTTTTAACTCGTTCAATGCTTGTATAACTATATTTAGCACTTTTTTATATTCCATCTCTATTGGCATTGATTCCAAAAATTTAACAACGGCATCAGCTTTGTTATAGTCACGTTGTGTAGTATTGATAAATATTTTTTTCGTGAATAACGGAAAATCGTCCCACTCTGCTTCAATATCTTCATCTAGCATTTTGATATTTTTGTCTAAAACCCTATCACTTAACCAATTTGTAGGATGTTTTTCGCTATCTTCTAGCAATTTTTTAAAATATTCTTCCGTTGTCATGCAGTTCCTCTCTAATTGTAATAATGGTTCTGTGATTGAATATAAGCCCCATAGTTTGCGTTCTGAGGTAGTTTAGGTGCTTGGGTATCTTCTGGTAAGTCAATCTCTATTAATGGCTTAGAACGGCTAAGAAGAAGCCCTAAGAGACCTAAAACAATGAATAAAATAAGTGTCTGTGTTGGTGTAAGGTTAAGTTCTTGCATCATGCCGATACCTCACTTAAATAAGTTTCTAATTCCCCTGTGTCTTTCTCTGAACAAGGTAAACCGTTAACGGCTCTAAAGACAATCTCTGTGGTTTGTTTATAACCTAAAGCGCCCCATGCTTCTTCAAAAGTAGTGGCACTTTTCCTGAATGTAGTCGTATACTCTGCCATTACATTAGCAATAATCACCCGAGCAATATGTTGGTTATATAGTCGAGTGAAATAGACTTCAGCTTTATCTTTGCTGAGTTGGCGATTTTTGAACATTTCTCGTTGTTCAGGAGTGTATCTATCTTTTGAAAAAGGATTTGTTTCTACTCTATATTTCATTATGTTTTTTCTCGCTTAATTTTATTTTCTGTGTAATTGCCGGTTTCCTATACTAGATTCATGCTAGGTTTAAGGGGTAGCTCCCTGATTAGTTCATGTTAGTGTATAATTCTGCGAATAACTCGCTAGGGATACGCTCTAGCGCTTTTTGTTGTAAGTGGATGGCTTTAATTCTATCTTGTGTTTTGGTTTTAATGTCTTCTATAATTTCGGATGTCGAGACCACTTGTTCATAGTAAATGTTAGCTTTATAAATGAGTCCTTGCTCTTTTAATTCCTTATTAGCCATTTTTTCAAGCGTAACTTCATGTAATACTTCAACATTACGATAATGACCGTTTTTGAGGTCGAATTTTAGCCATTTTTTACGCTTCCATTTGTATAGGGCGCTTCTGCAAACTTCTGAATTCCCAAAACCAAGAAAAAGAAGCGGTTTCTGTTAATGTTTTCCCTTCAATTTCAGATAGTTTATAAGCGACGTTTCTAAATAACACTCTCGGATTTCTTTTTTTCTTAATCATGTTGTTTTGATTTTTGAGCACACAAAAAGCGCACTCCCTTTCTATGAATTTTAGGTTCACAAAATAGAGTACGCATGATATACTATTTACGTACCTACTTTGTGGGTGCTGGGAGTTCCTAACGTGTACGGTCGCCAAACTATACCACGTTAGGAACTTTTTTATTTTTCAGACTCATAAGAGTTTACAGCTTTAACGATTAAATCCGCTTTAGATAATCCATTTTTATCCGCTGTTTCTTGTATTGCATTATACTCGTCAGCGGTCAAACGAACTTCCAGCCGTTTATCACGTTTAGCTGTACCTTTTACAGGTCTGCCCATTTTTGGACTCATAGGAGTTCCTCCTTTCATTTAAGCCCGTGCTTATATCATATGATAAGCACGTACATAAGTCAACCCCTAAATCAAACTTTTTTGCGTACTCTATTCAGTTGTTAAAGGACTAATTTTTTAATATCGTTATATTCTGCATTGAGCTCCAATAGGACAATTACTTTTTGTTCAAGTTTTCTATATCGCGTCAACTCATCAGCACTTAGGCAATCTAATGCAATTTCATAACCTACCCGTGACTGTTTCAGTTGTTTAGCAGTCTGTCCTGTGACAGATTTTAGCAAAAGGTCGCTAATAGCCTTGTAGCTCCATTGATTAAAGTGTTCCCAATCCTTGATAGCTTGTGTTAATTCTTTATGATTAGACTTTTCAAGCTCTCGTATCAGTTTAAAGTTAGCGTTTTCTCTTTCTAGTTCTTCGATATGGTCATAAATCCATTGACGAAAGATTTTACCTTTCTCCGTTTTGGACAGCATACCGATCTCAAAAATTCCTCGCTTATTGAATAGTCGGGTCTCGTATTGTTTGCCATCAGTAGCTGACAATTTGTCAGTAACTGAAAATCGCTTTTCTTTGAGGTAGGGTTGGCGCTCTATCATCTTTTCAATAGCATTTCGGCTCTTATATCCAAATCCCTGCGCTAATTGTTCAATCGTCACAAAAATATTTCTATTCCTGTCCAGATAAAAATCAATTTCAAGTTCTCCAAAAGAACTTTTTACTTGTTTTATGATATTCACTGTTTTACCTCGTTATTTGATTATTGTTGTTTTGTCGGGGAGAACTGCAACTGTTAAGTCGTTGCCTGCTCTGCGGTAGTATGATACAATGGAAGTATCAAATCTTTTACTAAAACCCCTTTAATAATAGCTTGCCTGCTTTATTAATTGAGTTTAGTTATACTAGTCAAAGGCTTGGAAGTTTGGTCGCTGTCAAAGCCTTTTTTGTTGTTCTCACGCGCCTTGTAGCGTGTTTTTTAATGCCATTGTCTTAATATCTTGATAGGTAAAATTAAGATTGATAAGAGCGATTGCCATATCTTCTAAAGCGGTGTACTGTGCTAGCTCAATTGAGTTTAAGCAGTCAATACCAGAATAACAACCTCTGGTTGCTTTTAATTGCTTGCTATTCTTACCAGTAACAGCTTTAAGCAATAGATTGTACACAGTCGGATAAGCCATTTTAGGCGCGTGTTCCCATGTCTTGATAGCTTCATTAAGCGTTTTTCGTTTAGGAGCTTCAAGAGAACGCTGTAACCTAATTTGAGTGAGTTCTTCTCGCATTCCAAAGAATGCCTTGACTAGGTTTTGTTTAAACACCCTAACTGGATTGGTATTATCTAGGTAAGTAACTAATAAAGTCGCCTGCTGTTCATTTAAGCGATAGATTTTTCTAGGTCGCCCACCTAAAGAACCTTTGTGGGGTTTATGGATTTCAAATGACAAAACCCCAAAGGCTTCTAAATCTTCTCTGTGCTTATCAATTAGCTTTCTCACTGAAATGTTATCAATTTCAGCATGTTCAGCTATGATGTCTTGTGTCGTATACGGCTCTTTCTTGCCGTCTAAATATACTAGATTCATGATGTTCCTCCTATTCTTCAACCGTTAGTAATTCATCTAGCGTAACACCCAAAAAGTTAGCAATCTTCAAAAGCGTTTCTACTTCGGGGTTCTTGGTACGTTCATAGTACAAAGCTGTTAGCGTTGTTTTTGATAAACCTGTAGCTTTTGCCACGTCAGCGATTTTTTTTCGCTTCTTGGCTAAAACAACTCTAAAATTATTTGTCATTTTCCGACCTCCTACAGACATATTTGTCACTTTATAAAATAATTATAATGACAATTATGTCACTTGTCAAGTTTTTTTGCCTATGTGTTGACATATTTGTCACTTTGATGATATATTTGTGGTGTAAAATAAGGAGCACCCAATATGTCTAATGTAAAAAATCGTTTAGCGGAACTTATAAGAAAAAGCAAGTTTACTAAAAAAGAACTTGCTCATGAAATAAAAGTGAATCCTAGGACAATTACTAGATGGGAACGGTCGGAAAGCCCAATCCCATCAGATAAAATAAAAATTCTAGCTGATTTATTAGATACAAACATAACTTATTTATTAGGCCAATCAGATTTTAATTTGAATGAAATTACCCATGTAGGTAAAGATTATTTTGGAGATGATATAAACATACTTCAAAGAGATAGATTAGAGTTTCTCAAAACTTTAAAAAATGAGATTGATACATTAAAAAATACTTCTATCAGCGCTCGTAACGAGGCTGAAAGTATAACTAATATAATACGTTCACTCAATTCATTAAAGCATGATGAATTATCTACTAAAATATATGAATATGCGTTAGATTTATATGATCTAGTATTGTATAGAGCAGTTTCAGAATATCAAGCAATAATAGAGAAAGAAAGAAATTATTAAAATTTACACGTACTCCCCCAACCGTCCACACTATACCCTAAAAGTATGGCGTGACTTGAAAACACCCCAAAACAGACATTACTATTAGTAAGGTCGTTTCAACCGTCCACATGCTAAGAAAAAAATATATCAACCTTTCCTTACTTTCCCTCACAAATTACGAATAAATAAGTATGATAGATTTAAATGACTTACACCAACAAGTAACCACTGGCAGAATTGCCAAAGACAATGTAAAAGCCATCATGAAAGATGGCCGTATCACTGATTATTATATAGATGGCGAACCACTACAAGCTAGTGAAACCATTGTTAACATGGATTTAATGACTTTATTAGCCAACGTATTTGAGATTTAACTTCAAGTTTTTTTAAAGCCCACGCGCCAGTATTTTCAAGGGTTTTATCTATATAAACAAAACCATGGTATCTGTATTTAAACGCTTTATACAAAGGAGAAAAATTTATGCCAAGAAAAGTAAATAAAGTAATTTATGTTCTATTAGCTCTGTTTTTAGGTGAATTTGGCTTACATAAATTTTATGCCGGTAAAACAGGAACAGGAATCCTATACCTTATTTTCTGTTGGACATTTATCCCTGGATTCATTGGAGTTGTTGAAGGAATCTTAGCAATCCTAAAACCAGCCGATCAAGATGGAAATTTCTATATATAAAGAATTATTATCTTCCACAGCTTTTACTGTATTCCGTATCTGAAAAAGATTCACGCTAATTCAGCAATCAAGCTGTTCTTGCTTTTGGTTATCTGGTAGGGTGGCAATAAGGTAGAGAGCTTCTGTTCCGATATTTCCTAACGTCGGGAAATTTGGTAATTCATGAGCTATTTTCATCATTCACTTTGCAAAAGTATAATCGATTTCCAACTTATGCAACTACTCCTCCAATAAAAGCAATGGCAGTTAGAAACGTTTGTCTCTTTAATGATGTGATAATTTAGTATTCTTATCTTCGGGGTGGGGGGTCGTGCGATAAAAAAAGCAAATATTTGGACAGTTGACCCTTCCCACCGGTTTCAAAACTTGGATTGAACAACATTTTTTTATGATGGGGGTAACCTTAAAGATACTAAATTAGAAAAAATTCTGAAAACTTGTGGTTAAGTATTTTGTTGATGTTAATAAAATTGTACAGATCGATTTCGAAGCGCGTGAAAAAAACTAGAAAGGAAATATATGGAGAATTTAAGTACAAGGTTAGTTGATAAAAGTATTGAAGCTTTTATTATGGGACTTGAAATATACAATAAACCAACGATTAAGTACCGAATTGAGGGCTTTAGTTTCTTTATTTGTAATGCTTGGGAATTGATGCTTAAAGCTGAAATGTTAAATCGTAATCAATCTATCTATTTTAAGGATAATCCTGATAGAACACTAAGCTTAGAAGGTGTTATAAAAAAAATATACTCGGACAACAGCACTAGAATTCGACTTAATCTTGAGCGCATTATTGAACTAAGGAATATTAGTACTCACTACATAACAGAAGATTATGAATTAAAGTATGCTCCACTTTTCCAAGCTTGTGTACTTAACTATGTCAATGAACTTCAACGATTTCATTCAAGAGACGTTACAAAGGCCATTTCCCAAAATTTTTTAACTATCACTGCAACTTACGAACCATTATCTAACGAACAAATTAGATTAAAATATCCTGCGGAAATTGCTGAAAAATTCATCCAACAGGCAAATGCCATAGATGTCTTAGTGACAGAGTATAATTCTGATAAATTCGCTATTGGTATTAAACAAAATCTTTATATTACTAAGAAAAAATCTGAAGCCGATTTTATAGTATCAATTGCAAATCAATCACCTTCTCAAGTTGCTATTTTAAAAGATTTAAAAGATCCATCAGAAACGCACAAATATTCATATGCAAATATTATATCTGTTGTAAATGATAGACTAAATAAAAAGAATATTAAACTTAATTATAAATCTGGTTTTAATCAATATGTCCTAACATTAGTGATTGATTTCTATTCAATAAAGTCTGATGAAAAATATTCTTATTGCCATAAAATAGGTAAATCTGAACACTACACTTATTCTCAAAAATTCGTTGATTTTATTATCTCTGAAATAGAAAAAGACCCTCAACATTTTGTTGAAAGTCTGAAAAAATCTAAATAAAAAAGATAACCCCTGGCACATAGGAATGCTCAGCCCGAAGGCTTACCCCATTCTGGGACCCAGCGTTAATCCTTCACAAGTTATCTTTGTTAACTATATTATATCACGCACGTTCTAAATGTAAAGGATTTTGTTAGCTATCCAGTAAGCTAACTTTGTCAAAAACCCCTGAAAAACAGCTTTAAATCATCCATAATCGCATTTTAACCTTTAACCAGGTAATTTTACCGACTTCTCCAAAACAAACGAAATAAGAATCTTCTCGTAAGCTCTGGCATGATATAAACCTAAAATCCCTTTAATAATAGCTTGCCTGCTGATGGAAAGGTTTATGATCATGAAAATAACTGAAGTAAAAAAGAAAGATGGTACGGTAATTTATCGTGCCAGTATTTATCTTGGTACTGATAAAGTAACAGGTAAAAAAGTAACTACTAAAATAACAGGACGAACTAAGAAAGAAGTTAGAGAAAAAGCTAAGCAAGAAGCTGTCGAGTTTATAAAAAATGGTTCTACTCGCTTCAAAGCTACTTCCGTAACAAGTTATCAGGAACTTGCAACCTTATGGTGGGATAGTTACAAACATACCGTAAAATACAATACTCAGCTAGCTACTGAAAAGCTGTTAACCGTTCATGTCATACCAATTTTTGGAGCATATAAGCTTGATAAGTTAACGACACCACTTATACAGTCTATCATCAATAAACTAGCTGATAAAACTAATAAAGGAGAAAGAAAAGCTTACCTCCATTATGACAGAATACACGCGCTGAATAAACGTATACTACAGTATGGCGTTATCATGCAAGCTATACCATTCAACCCTGCGCGTGAGGTCATTCTCCCTCGCAACACTAAGAAAGCTAACACTAAAAGAGTAAAGCATTTCGAAAATGATGAACTAAGAACATTTTTCAACTACTTAAACAATCTAGATAAAAGTAAATACAGATACTTCTATGAAGTCACACTTTATAAGTTTTTATTAGCTACAGGTTGTCGCATTAATGAAGCGTTAGCTCTAAACTGGTCAGATATCGACTTGGATAATGCCGTTGTTCATGTCACAAAAACGCTAAATTACAAGCAAGAAATTAATAGTCCAAAGTCAAAGTCAAGCTATCGTGAAATTGACATAGATAATCAAACAGTTACAATGCTTAAGCAGTATAGACGACGACAGATTCAAGAAGCATGGAAGTTAGGGCGTTCAGAAACAGTGGTATTTTCTGATTTTATCCATAAGTACCCAAACAATAGAACCTTACAAACTCGATTAAGAACACATTTTAAAAGAGCAAATGTATCGAATATAGGCTTCCATGGTTTTCGTCACACTCACGCTAGTTTATTGCTGAACACAGGTATCCCCTACAAAGAACTCCAATATAGATTAGGGCACTCTACTCTATCTATGACTATGGATATTTATAGCCATTTATCAAAAGAGAATGCAAAAAAAGCTGTCTCATTCTTTGAAACAGCAATTAACTCAATATAG